CACTAGGCCGCAGCTTGTACTGAGGATAGCCGGGACTTTTTGGACCACAGCTTGCGGGCTGTGACAGCACCCTGTAACCGCTTTCTGGACGCCGATTGTGGTGGCCCTAACAGGCCACTATGTCCGCTCATCCAGATGGCAAGCATCGGGGTGCTGCGCCTACCGACACTGCGGACGGTAGGCCCAGCCTTCACGCGCCTAGCTTTAACCAGCTGGGTGTTCATACCTCCGGTAGCTTTACGTCAGCACCAGGTGGCGTGAAGGCTGGCGAGCCGGTCTCCCAGTTTCTGGAAGGCCTGCTCATCCATGACGATCGCCGTGCCACGCAAGAGAACCTCTTTATCGGGGATGCTCTTCGCGTGCCATGGCTGCGCACCATCGCCAAACTTGCCTCTCGGGAGATTGAAGTCTTGTGTCTTCCAGTGAGTGCGTGGGCACGCGGCTACTTGCGGCGAGAGCTTCTGAAGATTAAGCACTCGTCTGTCCAAGGTTCCACTTGGTGGATTAAAGACCGCAGCACCCAAGTCACTGGCGAGGAGCGCGCATTGCGTGTCGCCTCGGCAATCATCCGATCCGAGACGGTATCGCACGCTTTCGACTCGACTGCCAGAAAGAAGGTCCCGAAACACCAGAAACAGCACGACCACTCAATCTTCCGGCAGTTGGCTGATGGATTCACCCCTCCGGCGGCGTCTCCTGAGGCTATTGCGAGCACGTTAAGCGACCATCCGACCGCTGGCGCCTCCCGCAAGGTTGGCGTTACAGCCATGCGTGCGTGCCTGCACAATGCTGGATTCCGCGACTTCGACCCTAGCAAGAGCGGGGCGGCTCGCGACGTGAAAGCAGCAGGCCGTCGTGAATTGCACGGCGTTAAAGACCTACAGCACGCAAATTCGGGTGATACGTTCGACCCCGGCATGGTGTACACATTCGTGGATCAAGACATGTACATCGACAATTTTGCCCCATATGCCGGCTCGAATATGGTTATCGTCACCCCCGAGTACAACAAGCTCGCAGGTGTCGGTACGGATTCCGTGTGGTACTACACCCTGAACGCTGACCAAGAAGTCGTGGTCACTGAACGCGTTTCTCGGATCAATGGCGCAACTTATCACAACCAGCGCCCGTGGAACTACACGGCAAACGACTTCATCTACATCGAACACCCTGGCCACATTGCGTTCACGACGTACAACGTCTCCATCCAATACCAGGCGGGCTCGCATCACAAGTGGGTCTGGCTGGCTCGCAACGCGACTACGAATCTTTCGAAGCCGGTTTGCGACCTGATGATGAACGTGGTCCAGGGCAGTCCCTTCGATGGCGTGCCACTGAAGAAGGCAGACAACGTCGTCGTCGTCCAGGGGGACTCCAAGCTCAAACAGGATACGTTCTTGTGCGGGCTGTTCGGTGAATCCGCAAGCCCCACGTATAGCATTAAGTACGCTTACGATATGGGGCCTGAGACCTCGATGGAATTGACGGAGAACCAGTACAAAGTGTTCAACCTCATGGGGAAGAACCGCCCGAAAGGGTACGGTGTCTCAGAAGTCAAGCGCACCATGCAGATGCACACCATCTGGCGCCCGGGAGGTTTAGAGCCAATTTTGGTTGCCTACTTCGGAATTCCCATCGATTATCGACCTCGGCCCAACATAATGTACACTCGCCAAGCAGGGTCACTTGACGAGGACGTGTCCGAGGTAGGTACCGCCACCAGTGCAGCACCTAACGTTGCTGGTGGCGGACCTGGGGTGGCGGATACAAAGTCCGACGCCGCGCACGACGCTTACAAGAAGAAGCGTTTGGAGGAGTACAGCAATAAGGTGGATCCCGTCGCCAACATCAAGGATCTCGTCTCATTGCTTCTCCCACGCTTCATCGATCAAGTCTCAGGCGAAACCGGCATCGCACTGGGATCGGTTACAATGGTGGGTACCGAGATCATATATCAAAGACGTACCCAGGCATTGCAAGCCGCGCGTCTGCAACGTAACGCCGAACTTGATGCTCGCGAAACGGTTCCCAAGACCAACCTCAAACATGAGGTTGTTGCCAAAGCGAGCACCGCGCCCCGTGGAATTACGCAGTACACTGAGGAAATGGCCATTCAGACTGGACGAGTCGGCCTCCTTGTTAAGGAAGTACTCAAGCACTGCGGATTCTACCAACCTGGCAACTCTCCCCATGACATCGCCATGTCCATTCGCAAACTCACCGAGATTGCGATGCATGCCGCTGTCGCCGATGAAGGTGGTCAGGTGAGCGGCCTGCATGATACGGATTACTCCAAGATGGATGAGACGATCAGTGAGTACATTTACTCCTGGTTTGTCGAGTTTGTCCTGGCGTTCGTCCACGAAGCCGATTACGAGGAAGTCAAGAAGATACTCGAGGCAAATGTGGACTTCACGACCATGCTCAACGGTAAGCCGATTAAGACTGGCTTCAAGAACAACAGCGGATCCGGTGTGACAACAGAACTTAACACCGTCGTATCTGCATTCGTCGAGTATGTGTCAACGTGTCTTGCAATCACGAGAACCACGTTTCGGTTGCGCCGCAAAATGGAGCTGGATTTGTCGACTGTCAAGAGGACCACCATCCGCACTGCGCTCAAGCATTATGCGGAGAAGAGCGGTGACCTCTCGCACATTTTCTGGGGAGACTTTATGTTTAAGAACCAGGAAGTCGACATTTACAGCATTCCGTACGCTGTCATCGGCCCTAAGTTCGGCGATGATGGCGTTGGGCCTCACCTTCCGGGCATCTCTGATGATGACTGGAGTGCTTCCGCAACTTTCTTCACGGAGGCAATTGGGATGAAGCTCAAAGTGGCCTTTTCGCGCCCGGAGGACGGTACGTTCTTCCTCGGGCGTTACTATCCAAAGCCGTTGGAGTCTTTGGCTTCGTACGCGGATGTCGTCAAGGCGCTCCGTAAAATCTCCGTCGCACGCAATTCCGACGTCGAGAAGTACAAGCTCAAGCTCCTCGGTTATTGGACGACCGATTCGCAAACACCTGGAATTCGTGAATACCTCATCGCCGTTGCGAGGATGTACAACGTCGACCTACAATGCTACGAGGGCATTGTTGAGGTCGACGATGATGGCACTCCAATGCTTTCCAAGGAGATGGCCCATCTCCTCGCGACGGATCGG